GGAACTGTTTTTACTGAAGAGCAAGAAGAATAGATAAGATAGTTAGAATTTGCAACCCTAATGAAAAGTGAATACCTGCCACCTGCTTATCTATTTTATTTTTAGAATAGCAGGTAGAAAGCAGGAAAAATGAGTTTTATCTATTGTATTACAAATGATATAAATGGAAAACAATATGTTGGAAAAACAGAATTTTCTATCGAAGAAAGATTTAAAAGACATTATTATGATAGCAAAAGAAAAATGATGGAAAAACGTCCTTTATATAGCGCTATAAATAAATATGGAATTGAGCATTTTTGTATCGAACAATTAGAAGAATGTTCTTATGATGAATCTGAGAATAGAGAAATCTATTGGATAGATAAACTAAACACTTTTCATAATGGATATAATGCCACTTTGGGTGGGGATGCTAAACATTATTTAGATTATGATAAAATTCTATATATGATAAAAAATACTGAAAAATCTTTAGGAAAAATAGCTAAAGAATGTAATTGTTGCAAAGACTCAATATATTATTTATGTAAAATAAATAATATAAACGTAAATTGGCAAAAGCGTTATTACTATGAAAATACACAGTCAATCGCTATGCTTGATAAAAATACTAATAAAATAATAACAAAATTTTTATCTGCTAAAGAAGCTATGAATTTTTTGTATAATAAAGGTATAACAAAACAAAATAACAGCGGAAATTCTATTAGGCGAGTTTGTAATAAAAAAAGAAAAACCGCTTATGGATATAAATGGAAATTTATAAATGGAGATGACAACTAACAGGGAGTTAGGCTTGCCTGCTAAGCAAAGCGTAGTTGAAAGCAACTATAGGAATCGTAATCCTGTGTCTCCGCCATTAACAAATTATAAGTCAGCAATGCGAAAGAGATATAATGAAACAATATGTTATAATTATTATTGTATGTATTTTGCTTTCAATTATGTTTTCTGCTTTTCCTGCTACAGAAGATACAATTTTTCTTATGAATGTTTTTCTAATCGTTGCTGGCTTTTCTTTTATTTATATTCTCATTATAATTTGGGATGATATATGTAATAAATAATCTAGACCGTCTTTTTGACGGTCTTTTTTTATTTTGACATATATTATAATTATATGATATAATGAATAAGAAGAAAGGAGAAAAGTATGGTTATTATCAAGAAGTGTCCTAAATGCCAAGGAACTCCAACTATGTGTGAGCCAGTTCATATCGGTGACAGTGTATGGTCAACGCAAATTTGGTGCAATGATTGTGATTGGGTAGCATATGGCGATGGCCGTTCCGCTAAAGCATCAGAATATAATGCCAAATACAATTGGAACAACGATAATGGTATGCACATGAATGATTGTTAGCTCAAACAGAAAGTAAGTAATATGGCTGGTAAAAAACTAAAACCAGTAAAGTGCTATTATTGCGGCCAAATGATTGACCGTGATAACGAATTTTTGTGGCATCAGATGAATAACGGTCGTTATTGTCATAATGAATGTGAAGAATCGTTTTATAAGAAAGAGAAAAAAGAATCTTCTGAAAAAGAGCAAATTCATCAAAAGATAAAAGATTTGTGCGGACAAGATTATGTCAAGTCTCGTGTCGAAAAACAGATAAAAGATAATTTGAAAGATGGGCGTAGTCTCAAAGGCATTCTTCAAGCATTAGAATATTGGTATGACATCCAAAAGCATGACCCGAAAGAAGCATATGGCGGAATCGGTATCGTTGAATATGTGTATCAAGATGCACAGAATTATTTTGAGAGAAAGCGTCAGTTAGATATAAATTTTGGTAAGGTTCCTAAAGAAAATGTAAAGAAAATGATGGATAATCAGAAGAAGACAAGTCCGCCATGTATGATAAAAGAACGCGTCATTAAACCGCGTAGAGCGGTTTATTTTAGGCTAGATTAGGAGGGCTATGTCAAGTAAATATTATGATAGTTCTTCTGTGATTCAAGTAATCGGCAACGTGTTGAATAATCCATCTCTATTGGATGATACTGGCGAATATAACTTTAGAGAAGAAGATTTTGACAATGATTTTCATAAAGTTATATTTGGTGCTGTATACAATCTTCATTTTATGGGAGCAGAAAAACTCAACACGCGAGTAATCGAAGACTTCCTTTGCTCAAAGGAAAAAAGTTGGGCGATATATAAAGCGAATAAAGGAGCTGAATGGCTTCATAAGGCTTTTGTAGAAGCAGATGTCATGAACTTCAGATATTATTATGATAGAATGAAGAAGATGACATTGCTTCGCACATATGATAATATTGGATTAGATGTCTCTTGGATTTATGACCCTGATAATATCGTCGATTTAGATTTAAAACAAGAACAAAGTCAACGACTTGACGATATGGCATTGAAAGATGTGGCCGATGCCATTGATAATCGCATTCTACGTGTGCGTGAAATGGTCGTTGACAATGATATTGATGAATCTTGTCAAATCGGACAAGGCATTGACAAAATGATGAAAGATTTACAAGAGAAGCCAATCGTTGGTAACCCATTGTTTGACCCATATACGAATGAGGTTGCCATGGGGGCACGTATGGGTTGCTTCTATATTCGTTCAGCCGCTACTGGTGTTGGTAATATAAGGTCATTTTTTTGTAATTGATGGATTGATAAATTTAGTATATAATGATATTCTAAAAATAAAAGGAGTCGTTGTATGCTAAAAAAGAATCCAGCAAGAACAGAAGAATATTTATCAAAATATAATGAAGCAAAAAAATTAGTTCTAAATAAAAAATATAGTTTGACAAAAGCATCTAAACAAGTAGGCATAGATCGAGGAAGTTTATCTCGTTCTTTGAAAGAAGAAGGATATACTGTAATTAATTATCAAAATATGACAAAATTCAATGAACATGTTTTTGATAAAATTGATACAGAGGAAAAAGCATACTGGTTGGGTTTCCTATATGCGGACGGATCTGTTGATTATAAAAAGAATATAATTGAATTATCTCTAAAAAGTAGTGATATACATCATTTAGAAAAATTTAGAGATTTTTTAGGATTTGATAAAAATAAACATATTTATCAAGATAATATTCGTTGCAGAATAATGTTTCGCAATAAGTATGTAAAACAATGTCTTATAAATTTAGGATGCACGCCAAGAAAATCTTTGACTATCTGTTTTCCATCTTTAGAACAAGTTCCAAAATATCTTCATCGACATTTTATAAGAGGATATATTGACGGAGATGGAAGCGTGATGATAAATACTCAGCATACTGCTGGTAGGTTGAGTATTCTTGGAACCCAAAATATGCTAGAACATATTGTTCAAGCAACTGGTTGGAGACGGTCTAAAATAAGCAATCATCATGGAGAAAATGTTTTTAGTATAGAATGGTCTGGATATTATGTATCTGGTTATTTAGACTATTTATACGAAAATGCTTCAATATATTTAGATAGAAAATATGATAAATATCTTCAAATAAAAAAAATAACTAATTGCCGTTCTAAAAAGTAATTTTTAGAATTATTATTGGGGAAAAATCTGGAACCCTAAACTTGTAAAAGCAAGGGAATCAGAGGTGAAGGTTGTTTGCAAAAAGACAACCAGCCGCAACGCATAGTAGGTGAACCCATATAACGGAATATAATCCTACCACGAGGCCCCGACTCCTATTTTATAGGATGAAAAGATATGCTGGACTTGCGGGAAACCGTAAGAACTATAGGATAAAAAACCTATAGGGTAACAAACGAAAAGCAGAAGCATGATGGCAGACGCATGTTGGTTGGCATGCGGTGAATATTATAAAGATGATAAAGATGGTTGGGTGTCTTTAGGCATCAAGTGTCCAACTGTTTTTATTTCTGTT